ATCCGGAAGCATACCACCATAATTTCCACCATTAGATACTTTCGCACCCTTAGACTTAACAAAGTTTGTAATTGCTGTAGACCCATTATTATATGGGTTCCCATCATTTAAATTCTTTTGTCCATTTCCATTTTTAGGATTATTATTAGAACGTTTTAGGTTTTTATTCTTCGGAGGCATCTCTAACGCTCAAAACGGAGTCAAGCCCTATAAAGGGTAACTCCGTTTGGGTCGCAGAAAGTTCTACTATTTTGTATGGCCATGCCTTTAACCGAGAATCTGACTTGATAGGATATAATCTATTTTCATCCAGCTCATTATTTAAAAACATCTTTTTCGTTATTTTCGGATGATGTATCACGCTTAATTCTGCTCCTTCAGGTAAAACGTCCATTTTGTAGACGTCATCAAAAAGATCGGTTTTCATCAAAACCAAAGGATCTAACTGAATAGGAGTAGGTTTGTAATCTTTCACACCAACGCCATTGGGAGTGGTGATAGATTGTAAAGCAAGGATTTTCGTACGCTTTTTAGCTAATTTGTATGAACTATCTACTTTCTTTGTGATCTTGAACCGGTCGCATCCACGAATATCTTGATTTGCAACAGAAGTCTTAATATTACGCTCATTAAGAGCAGCAAAAAGACGCTGTGTTTTGGTTATATACGGATTTATTAAATCGTTTTTAAAACCTAAACCACCATAATTTTGGTGTACAAACAAGTTGTATGTGAATGAACCAAAGGTTGTATGTTTCTTTATTATATCTCCATAATAGAAGAGGAATCTATTATGAGAACGAACAGGATTCGGAGAATCCTCAATGACCTCATTATAAAGAGAGTCGAGAGACTGTAATGTTCGTTTCGAGATTCCACCACCCTTCTTGGACTGACCTATAAGAAGACCCACATTGAGATACTTTATCTTCTCGAAAGTGGAGTGGTTATAATTATATACATAACACTGTGAATTCACAGTAAGAACAGTAGGATGAATATAGTTCTTTCCAATTGAAAGCTGAAAGCCTACAAGTTTAACATATTTTAACCAAATAATGTAAAGTTCGTTATTTGAGGGGAACAATATGTCGTCTCCATTAACCAAAACAGGTAAATCGTGAATTGAAACGGAACGTCCGAGGTACTCCTCAAACGCCATCCAAAAACACATAAGATTAACCATACATAGTATAGGAAAAGATAAAGTGGAACCCATCAATTGTCCGTTCTTCTGAACAAAGGATGTACCATCAGGATAAACAATCTCCTGATTATACAAGACTGACCGTAAAATATCGGTAAGATCCTTTGAGTAAGAACATTTCGACAAAAATGATTCGAAACATATTTTAGTAAAATTGATATCTAATAAGTCGGTTGCAGAGCTGTAATCGCCAGAGACAAAATTAGTAAACTTAAAATTAAGTTTATTTGCCTTTGTGACGATCGAATTCAAATGACGAATTCCCAACACTTCCCCTGTTAAGGAAAAACAATCAAAGCGTTGTAGATATTTCCACATTGCCTTTTGGAAGAAACGAGACACCCAATAACGGAATGCAGGTCCTTTCGTGATCATTCTTACTTTCAAAGGTTCACACACAGCTATTACCTGTACTGCTGATGGTTCACGTTTGGCATAGTCAATCGCCTCCCTTAATGAAGGGGGAGAGACGCCATATAGATACGTTAATTCATCAGAAGATGTAGGCAATACTGAATGTAATTGCTGGTCAGATATATTTCTGTTTTGTACTATTGCTAATCTAGACGATTTACGTTCAATTAAGTCCTTAGAATGTGGGTAACCACTTTCTTCGGTATGATAAATGGATGAAAGGAGTTCAGGATATAAGGATTTGGTATCTTCAACAGACACTTTATGACCTACTGAAGAGTCAGGTACGTTGTGCCAAGGTGATAGTTTAAACTCACCCGCAACGTACTTGTACTGTTCATTTCTTCCCGATAACACATCACGGATAAATTCCCGTGACCCACCTTCGCTACGTTTCAAGCCATAAGCCGATGAAGATGTAGCTTCAAACAAAATTGGTTGAGGCTCTTCAAAAGATCTTATGAAATTGCGTGCTTTAGTGGCAAAATTCTTTTTAAATTCAATTTCCATCTCTGGAGTATCGAACTGATTCTCGGGGCGGACTGATATAATATCACCATGTGATTTATATGCAGCCTTAATATAACCCCCTGATACAGTATCGCTACCCCTCTTAATTCCCTGTAAATATGAAGTCCATAGTGACAAATTCTTCTTATTAGGTTTTCTTGTTTGGCCCTCTTGGGTACTACCTCCGCCAACTAGGCGTGTGCGTAATTTTTGATACATCTTTCCCGTAAAAATTAACGGGTTTCCGATAAAACCATTTGGTTTCTTTGGTAACGGATTATTTAAAAACTTTGCGAGCGGATACGCTGTAACATACTTACATGACTGAACAAATAACTTAGGAGATTCCTCACCGTCTTCGTACAATTCAGATTCGTCATTAATATCATAGGTGCCCTGAAAAATTTTCTGGACCTTGCTGAAAGACATAACAATGTCTAATTCAGCAAACTGCTTGATATATGAACGAACTGTACGGGCATCAAGCTCAGACCCTTTATTACTTTTGTAATCAAATTTCCCCCTCCACGAATGGATGGTAACTAAAGCCTCGATTAGATCGGATCTAAAAATCCCGGTCATATCAAAATGATGGCAAAGTACCTCAATTATAGAACGAAAAAACATGATAGACGAAATGTAATCGGTCCCTTCAACAGAACGTTGAAATAAAGACTGAGAACCAAATGCTATAAAATGTTCAGGACTGGCACGTGCCAGCATTGTTAAACTAAAACCGGTTTTTGAAGTAAACAGAGAATTCTCTGACTCACTTAAACCATGTTTAACAAACCATGCGAAGTTCGCTTGATTAATCTTATCGAGTTGACTAAAACCCCCAGAGCCATCTCTGGTTTGGGAGTCGCATAATACAATCCTATCTAAAAGACGAAGAAGATCCATCTTTCTCGTGAG